GCAATCTCATTGATTTTATCCAGGACTGGTTGAAAGTTCATCAGGGCAGTGTTCTTCATAGAAGTCCAAACCTGACCCCATGTCATAGGCATTTCAGCAAACCTTGCATCAGTTTCATCTGCTGCACTAAGCAATGCATTTTTCACAATTTCACTGGTGATTTGACCTTCTGCTGCCATTTCTCTGATTGTACCAATTGGAACATTCAAATAATCTGCAATAGTCTGAATGATTGTTGGTGCTTGTTCAAACACACTGTTCAGTTCTTCACCACGAAGGACACCACTGGACATTGCCTGTGTCAACTGCAACATTGCAGCAGAAACACCTTCCTGGGAAGTTCCTGCAATAGTGAACTGCTTGTTCAACTGTTCCACAAATGCAACCAATTCTGCATTGCTGTTGAAAGCATCCTTTGCCATAACACCCATTTTTGCAACTGCATCAGCAGATTCCTGATAAGAACCCCTTGACCTTTGTGCAGACTGATAAATCATCTGTTGTAATTCTGCTGTGGTCTGCAAACCATCATTCATCATATCCAGTCTTGCAGTTGTCTGTGTCATTTCATCAGATAGTTCCATTGCATTTCCAATTGTCTGCAAAGAAACATAGGTTGCCACAAGACCTGCAACTTTCTTTGTCAGTCCATCCATAGCAGATGAACCATTTCTGACAGTTCTGTTGAAGTTTTCCTGATGGTCTTCATTCTGTTCAATGTGGTTTCCAAGCTGAATCACTTCCAAAGCTGCCTGTTCAGTTGCCCTTCTTGCTTCTTCAATGGAACTGGTATCAAATGCACCATCCATGGATGTTTCAATGGATTCAAATGCACTGCACATGTTTCCCATTGCTGCAATCATCCTGTTGATAGGTGCTGAAACCCTGTCATACAATTCAATTGATGTTGAAATACTTGCCATTATTCTTCACCGCCTTTCTTGGTATAAATAGAAGGACAGTCACACCAATCATGACTGTCCTATTTTTTCTTGACTTTTGCCTTTTTTGCAGCTTCCTTTTCTTTGTCAACTCTGACTTTGATGGAAGCAATTACAAAGGCTTTTTCTTGTTCATCCAGGTTCAAGAATGTAGAAGGTAAGATGTGAAGTTTCTGCAATGCAAAGTGTGCATAGTTTGCTTCTGCATCCCCTTCTTCAATTAGTTTTTTGCTTCTTCAACCTTTTCATCAAAACTGGTGTTGAAACCATTGAAGTCCTGAACAAATGTTGCAAAAGCCTGATATTCACCAGGGTCATCAATCATTTCTTTCAGAAGTTCATCAGCAGTCATCACACCATAAGAATCCTGCAATTCCTTGTTGTGAAGGTTAGGTTCAACAATACAAGCACACATCATCTTTGCAATGTACTTGGAAGTGTTCAACTTAGGTCTGTAAACATTAGGTTTACCCTTAACAGGAACATCAATCATACATTCATCCCTGATGTCATCATTTTCCTTTGTAGTCAAAGGTTTGATAGTCCAAAGCAGGGGATTTCCCTGTTCATCAACAAGGGATTTGGTTGCAGGGAAAGTTGTATTTTCCTTTGCAATCTTGTTCTTCTTCATAAATCTACTAAAATTCGACATGGTTTTAACCACCTTTCTTTTTTCTTAATCATAAAATCAAAATAGACCCCTATGCCTTAATGAAGACATAGGGGTCAAAATGTTTACTGCATACCATCAAGCAATTTGAAGGTTTCAGGCATCTTGAAGTCTTCAAAAGTGAAGTCCATATCTTCATCAAGGTATTCACCATCTGCATCAAACTTTGCAAGAATACCACCATCAATGTTACAGTCAACAAAGACAACAGTCTGTCTTCCTGCTGCACTTGTAGGGTCTTCATTGGTCACCTGGATTTCAAAATAGACATCTTCACCAGTGTCCTTGTACTTCAACATCATTTCTCTAAAGATAGATGTGTTGTAGTGGAAAGTAGCTGAACCAGTTCCCTTCCAACCAGTAGACTTGTTACCTGCACCAGTTTTTCCCAGGATAGGAACTTCTGTCTTGGTTCTTTCAAAATTTGCTTCAAAATTGATTGCCTGCATGAAATTGTATCTGTTGTCACCAATAGTGATGAAACATTCAGCAAGTTTTGCAGAAATCGCATCCTTTGCTTTCATTGTGATATTAGACATCCTGATTCACCCCTTTCTTAAGAAATAGTGACTGTCATATACAATTTTGCCATTGCATTGACAACAGTCACCGCATCATTAACAACAACAGCTTTCTTAGTGTCACCCTGGGAAACAGTCACATCAGCATCACTGAAATTTTCAATTGCTCTGATGTCCTGCATTTGTTCATGATGCTTTACAATATCAGTCCAAAGACTGATTCTGCCTGCTGCATCATTAGGAACAACACCAAGATATTTAGTATTGAACAGAACTGCAATGTCATTTGCAATTTGGTCAATAACTCTGATGGTCTGATTGTCCTTGAAAATGTCACCCTTAGTGTCAGAAGTAGTCACAAGGGAATTGATGTCTTCAAGTACACGAACATCAGAACCAACCTGGTGAAGTACAAATTCACCTGCCTGGATTGCCTTAGTCAACTGTGTCTGTGTGTAGTCCACATCAACAGTGAATTCACCATCATAGACCTTGTTTAAGTTGGACTTGTTCACAGCACAACCTGCTGCAATACCAGTCACCCAGTAAACAAGACAAGAAGCATCCCAACCTGCATCAGTGGTCTTGTTCTTCACATTGATAACACCTTCATAGTCTGCTGCCTGATTGAAAACAACCACCTGGAACTTAGCACCAACTTCATCACGAAGTCTTTTGCAGAAAGCAACATAAAGGGATTTCATTGTGTCATCAGAAGTCACAACACCCATTGCATTGAAGGAATATGCTTCAATCTTATCAAGATAAGCCTGATGTGCAGCACCATCAACAGTTCCATTTGCACCACCTTCAAGTGCTACACCTGCCACAACAGCAAGAACAGCATCAGTCTTGAAAGTAACATAAGCATTTGCAACCAGTTCAGATGCAGCAGAAACAGTCTGTGTGTCAACCTTAGTAGTACCAAGGTAAGTCACAACATCAAACATGCTTTCATCATCCACATTCTTCTGAATTACAATCTTGATGTCATTACCACGAACACCACCATAAATTGCAGTTGCATAGTCATTGGAAGCCTTTGCACCGCCACCATTCAAACGATAAGCATACAAAGTAGTGATGTTTCTGAACAGGTCACGAAGACCCTTCATCTTGTCATGGTCATAAGAATAACCAAAGATTTTCATAGAATTCTTCTGAAAATCTGCACTTGTTACTTCAAACACAGCACCTTCAACACCCCAGTCAAGTTCAAGGGGCATGGTTGCAATACCTCTATCAGACAAAGTTGCACTTGCAGCAGCAAGGGAAACAAAGTTGATATAAGCACCAGGAAGCACTTTGTTCTGTGCAACAAATGTTCCACCGCCTAAAGCCATATTATTTCACCTTTCCTTTCATAAATTTATCAATCATTTCTTCCACCTGATTGATTGTCTTTGCAGAATTGTCTGTCCAAACTGCATTGATTACATCAACCCTGTCAGAAAATCTTTTTGAACCAAGAATCTGTTCTTTGGTGAACTTGGATTCCTGGTTTGTTTCAACAGTCTTTTTTGCCATTATTCATCATCCTTTCACATCAGTGTTGTGTTCAACAGTTTCCATCACAGGTTCAGCAGCCTGTTCTTTATAGACATACATGTCATAATTCACAAAGCAGGACAAAACATTGTCCACCACTTCACCATGAATGGAAGTTCCCCTGCACAGGTCACCATCAACAGTGATAAGTTCCAAAGCATCCATCAGTCTTTCCATAACAGAAAAACATTCCATCTGCTTTTCATCAGAAGAAGGGAAGTAGTGGACACAGAACTGATTTGTTCTGAAATACCTTTTTCCCAAAACCTGATTGATTGTAGGATTCAAACACTTAATTGAAAAACAAGGTTCAACCAAACCCTGTTCAATGGATTCTGTGTATATTTCATAAGGGTCACCAAATTCAGAACTAAGTGCAACACTGATTCCATCTATGATTTTATTTATCATCTAAAACATTCCCCCAGTTTCTTTTTGAGTTTGTTTTCAAGGATTCTTGGTGCATCAGTCTGAATTTCCTGTTCTGAAATGGTCAACATGAATTTACCTTCAACCCAACCATCACCACCCCTGGTTCTATGACCAAATTCCACATAGGATGCATATTCAACAGGGTTGATGATTTCAATGACATACACATTTCCAAAGTGGTTGACTTTCAAACTGCCTGCATAAGCAGATGCAGCTTGTGATTTTTCACCAGTCCAACCCCTGCGAAGTGTACCACCTTTCTTTCCTGAACTCTTTGGGTATTGTCCAACAGGTGTTCTTTTGATTACCTTTGCAAGCAATCTTGCAGCAAGTTCTTTTGCACATGCTTCAATAAACAAATCAACCTGGTCTGCACCAAGTGACTGTTCAACTTTCTGTTTGAACCTTTCAAGGTCATTAAAATTCACATTGCCATTTCTTGCCATTATGCCCACCCCTTGAATAGTTCCACCATAATTTCCTGATGTGTGCTATAAAAAGCAGGAACACCACTGGATTTGTATTCAGTAGTCACACCATTCTGTGTGATGGTCAATTTTGAACCAGGTTTCACCTGAATTTCAGGGGCAAGGAACACTTTTGTTATTTGGACAACAGCAGAAGCAGCAGTTTCAGTTGGATTTGTGTTGTTTATAGTTTTGAAAGATAACCTACAAGGTTCATCTTCCAACACCACAACATCCTGAAATCCTGTGGACTTGTTTTCTTTCTTGATTTTCTGATGTTCAGTGATTGTGCATTTACCATCATACAAGGATTCAATTGCTTTCCTTGCTTTTACCATTTGAGTTTTCGATAACATACAAAATCACCTTCCCCATGGTGCAACAGATAGTTCAAAAATGAATTGAACTTTTCTTCATCAGAAGTTCCATCACCAAAGTTGACTTGTGTGTCACCTTCTTTGATGCTTGTGATTACACCATCCAAATCAATATTTTCAAGTTCCAGTTTTCCAGTCTGTTTCTTAGTGAACAGAAATTCACCACACACCATGTCAACTGCTACATTAAAAAGTCCATCAGGAACATTGGTGGTATTGCAGGAATTCTTGATGTGGTTTTCCACCTTTTGCATTGCAAAACAAATCATCCAACCATCATCTTCTTCCAGGGAATACCCAAAAGAAACCAGTCTTTTCAGAACAGCTTCATAGAACTGTTCTGAAAGACTGGTATTTGTCATGATTGTGATGATGTTTGCAAGGACTTTCTTAATCATTTCATCCATGCAATATCACCCCTTTCAATTAACCCTTGGAAACAATCTTTGCAATAGCAATTGCCTTATGCGGAATTGCCTTTTCACCATCATTGATGATTGCCCAGTTTGCACCATTAGCAAGGTCAGCATTGGAAGCAGATGCAGTGATGCTTGCAGGCTTTTCAAAGGAAATACCATCAACACCACAGATATATCTGTCACGAACATAAAGTGTGTCCTGACCACCATTAGTCTTAGGGTCACGGCTCATTTCATAAGGAACAGCATCACCAATGTCATCAAGGATGATTGCACCCTGACCAAGAACATAAGTGGTGTACTTGCCACCATCAACAGGCATGTTGTCATCAATCAGGACAGTTCTGCCATTCCAAGTTGCAAGTGCAAGTTCTCTTTCGATACCATCAGCATCAGTCTGTGTCATGTACTTTAACAGCTTGATGTTTTCAAGGTTAGTAGCAACTTCACTGTGCATGATAACCAGTTTGAAGATGTTCTTGTTGTCACCACAAGCCTTCTGAATAGCCTTATTCAGAGTAGTAGAACCAACCATTGCAGCTTCACCTTCACCTGCACTGATGTCAAAGGTGTGCTTGTCAATGAATTCAGCAGCAGCCTTTGCAGCAACAGTGTCACCTTCAACACCCATTGCATAGATACCTTCAAGCATAGCAAGCAGCATAGCCTGACGAACATCCAACTTGTAGTCAGCAATCTGTGCAGCAACATTGTCCATGAAATCTACACCTGCTGTGATGTTCTTGCTGAAACTTCTTTCAGTCCAACTGTCCATACGAGAAGCAACAACAAAACCCTGTTCATAAGTAGTAGTGTTAGTGCTTGCAATGTCAGTTGCACCATCATTGTTCTGACTGGTAGAACCATCAATTCTTCCAAAGTAAGGAATACGAGCATACAAAGAACCAGTCTGATTGCCAAGTGCAGCACGAGCCTGTTCATTAGAACCGATTGCACCACTCTTTGCAAGTTCGTTTTTAGTGACATTTGGAATTCGCTTTACATAAGCACCAAATGCCTGCGGATTGAAACTCTTAGAATCAAATTTAGCCATTTTCTTTCACCAATACCTTTCATAAAATTATTTTTGTGGTTTGTGATTGACTATTAGTCAATCTTTGCATCAGGGTTTTCAGCCATATAAGCAGCAAGTTCAGAATAGGTCATCTTGGAAGTATCAACCTTTTCATCACCATCTTCCTTGCCACTTTCACCAGGTTCTGCACCCTTAACCTTTGTCTTTTTAGAAGGTGCTGCATCAAACAAGTAAGCATCAGACTTCTGCAATGCTTCAATCTGTTCAGCAAGACCCTTGATAGTACCATCATCAGCAAGTTCTGCTTTGTCCAGGTCTTTCAGAAGTGCCTTGACAGCAGTCACATTCTTTGCCTTTGCACCAGTCAGTGCGGAATTAACAGCATTATCAATCTTCAACTGCTTGATTTCAGCAGCATGTGCATCATCTTTTGCTTTATTATCAGCCTGCAAAGTTGCAATCTGTGTTTTCATTGCTTCAACATCACCAGTGGAATTCTTCAAAGTTTCAAGCTGACTATCCCTGTCAGCAACCTGACCCTTCAAAGTAGTGACTTCCTGCTGTGCAGCAGTAAGGTCAGCCTGAACTTTTTCAAGGTCACCCTTTGCCTTTCCAATATCCTGACTGTTTTCATCAAGAATCTTGTCAACCTGTTCCTTTTCCAAACCCATGTCTTCTAAAAACTTTCTTTTCATAATTCAAAACCATCCTTTCAGTTTGTTTTCGGTGTTACTTTCACCATCAGATTTGTTTGATTGTGTCTTTTTTCGACATCCACCAGGTCAATATAAAAAATTCCACCTTCCTTGAAAGGAAACTACTACCAATCACCCCTTTGGGTTCATTTCATAGATTTTTCAAGGAAACTGGAATTTTTCGACTTCATATAATGCCCATATAGGCATTTTTCCAAGGGTCTTGATATATTTGTACCCCTGAAATTGCATGAAAAAAGCACCCTGACCACTGTCAAAGTGCTTTCTTAGTAGAACACATCATCCTGTGCATCTACTTCATAAGGTTTGTTGTTTGAAATACATTCATCAATAATTTTGACCACTTCATCTTCATCTAAATGTCTAACAATGAAAATGGGGAAGTTTTCACCAAAGTGTTCTGCATACTGATTCAGCTTTTCTTCCATATCAAACACCATCCTTTCTATTTCACCAAAGCAGCAATCATTTCTTCAAAGATTGCATAAGACTTTGGAAGATACTTTTTGATTGTTTCCAATGATTCAGGACAGGACATTGCAGAATCAATCATTTCTGCAAATGCTTCTGTTGCAAGACCATCAGAAACACCAAGATAGGTTCTTTGCTTCCAATAAGAAGCACCATGACCAAAGCCACAACTGATTTTTGCACCAGTTGCACCTTCCAGGATGTCTGAAAGGTCTGCTTTTTGAAGTGGTGACAATGCTTTGACTTCCTTTTCAACTGCACTGTAAGCAATTGATTTGGAATACTTTGGTTCACCACTTAACCATCTACCATATCTTGTATAGAAATCATAATTGGACTTAGAAATGTAACCTGCATTATACAACCATTCCCAGTCACCTTTGTGGTCTTTGAAAGCCTGCTTGATGACTTCTGCTTTCTTATTGACCCATTCTTGAACTTCATCTTTGATAGTCTGTGGAAATAGACCGTCTTTATACCTGGATGAATAATGATGTCCAACACCACTTGCTTGTGAAGCTGCAAGGGAATCAATTGCATGACCTGATTCATGGAAAGATACCTGATATGGTGCTTGCCAGGTGTTACCCTTTGCATCCCTTGCACCATTCACATAAATCCTTGAACCACTACAATATTCATGACCCTTATATTTTGCATCCCCAACCTTGATGTCTGATTCATATTGTTCCCAAACTTTCTGCAAAGAAGGATTTTCACAGGAATCAATCAAATCATGCATTGCATCATAGTGTTCAGAACCAAATTTCTGTGCTAATTCTGTTTGATAATCTCTTTTTATCATTGTAGCACTTTCATCAACAGGTTTCAATCCATCAGTCTGACCATCAACCATTGACTTCTTCCATTCAGGATAAGTCATGGAATCAGGAACATAATAGGTCTTTCCTGTTTCTTCATCCCTTGCTGCCCTTTCACCAGTGAAGTTGTCTTCAAAGTAAGGAACAGTCACACTTCTGCACCAAGGATGAAAAGGTGGTGCAGTCACACCTGGTTGATAGTCCTTCATAGGGAAGTGCTTTCCATCCATTTCCTGACAGATTTCAGAAGTCAGGGAATCCAGGGTTGCCACAATTTCAAATTCTTCAACATCCAGGTCTTCAAATGCTTCTTGTTGTGCAACTGAATGGAAATAAGCCTGTTCAGTCATCACAAGTCTTCCTGCTTGATTCTTAGAAACATTGAATTTCTTGGAAATTGCCTTGATTGCATCATCAGGTGCTTTTCCCAGGATGCAGGTTCTTGTCAATTGGTTGTGAAGTTCACTGACCAACTGTGTTCTTTGTTCCCAAATCCTTGCAGAAAAGTTTTTCCCATCTGCTGTCCAAGGTTTTGAAATTAACTTTTCAAGTTTTCTTTTATCAATCTGACCAACTTCCCAACCTATTCCAAACCCCTTTTGAAGTTCAAACAAGCTGTGATAATAGTCTTCTGTGAAAACTTTTCTTGCCATAGCATCAATTGCATCCAGTTCATTCCCAAATGCAACTTCTGCTGCTTGCTGTGTCCTGATTTTCAATGCTTCCAGTCTGCTGATGTGGAATTTTGCAGATGCATTTTCCAGTTCCTTCATCCACATGTGATTCAGGTCATTTTCTCTACCATACTTGATATATTCCTGGACATCCCACTTGAATTCCTTCAATTCAGCAGCAGAAAGAAGTTTTCTTGCTTCCTGCATGGTGATTTGGTTATTTGTCGCAAATCTACCATACCAGGCTTCAATCTGACCCTGGATTTGTCTTTGTGCAGCATCAAAAGCAGGTTCAATCTGACTGTATGTCTGTTGACCATATTTATTAGATGCAGCTTCAAGTGCTTCAAATCGTTTTTTCCAATATGCAGCAGTTCTTTTCTGTGGCATTATTCATCACCACCTTCACCGCCTGGGTCATCACCACTACCATCACCAGGATTCTGACCACCAGTTGCAGGGTTGAAACCAAGACCATATTGTTCCATAGCTTCTTCCTTCTGCTTCTGCAATCTTTCCAGTTCAGCTTGTGGGTCATCCACCCATGGGTGATTTGCAACAATTGTTTCATCAGACAGAACACCAACAGACTTCTGACAGTTGTCAATGACTTCACTTTCAGAAATAAGAATATCCCTGTTGAAGATGATGTCCACTTCTTCACCATCAAAGTCACCCATACCCATATTAGCAAGATGACAATTGATGAACCAAAGCAGTTCTTCAAATGCAGCTTGATATTCAGTTTCCATGTTGTTTGCATCCAGGTCAATGTCTGAATACATGGATTGAATGTTCATCTGATTTGGGTTTCCTGCAAGTCTGTCATCCTTTGCATCATAACCCATTGCATTTTCAATGATTGCCTTTTTGAAGATTTCCAAAATTGCTTTGTAGTTGTCACTGTTGACTTCTACCTGCAAGGACTTCAAATCACCGCCTGCACCATCAACAGTTCTAACCTTAACAGCACCATATTGTGCAAGGTTTCTTCTGAATTCACCAAGATTCTGACCATCATAGTTCATCAGAACCAAGATAGTGTTTCTTGTGTCTTCTTCCATGCTGTTTTGGAAATTGGATTCAATCAGGTTCAAACCATCCTGCAAGGTCTTCACCATCTTAATCAATGGGATTTCCTTGGTGTTATATTTGAAAGGAATCAAAGGAATCTTTGTCCAGTTGTACCCTGTTTCAGTTCCATCTTCATCAGTAATGGTGAAGTAGTTCTGAACAAAAGGTTCAACAGGCTTCAATGAACCACCATCAGTCAATTCAAAGAATGTGATTCCTTTGTCATCATAGACTTCCACCTTCTGAACAACCTTTTCCTGCTGTCCTTCATATACAATAACTTCATAGATTCTGATTGCATAATCAAGAATAGTATGTTCAGAATCCTTCCATCCAGGAATGATTTCAAAAGGCTTTATTCTTTTGAAGGTGATTTCACCATGTTCATTATAATAAACGAACAACCACCCAATTCCACAGTTCAGTGAATCTTCACCAACTGCTTTCATCAATCTTTGGAACTTTTTATTGAACAACTGCTTCAAAAGTTTAGCATACTGTTCATTTTCACACTGAACAGAAATGGGTTGTCCAAGCAGATAGTTGTTCTTTTGGTCAACCATCTTCTTATATTGATTATCCACTATTCTGTTGTTTGGAAGGTTCTTGACTTCTTCCAAGTCACCATTTTCACCAATCACAGTTCTGACCCTGGAAAGAATGTCATGCTGTCCTGCATAGTATTTTTCACCATCAAGCATTGCTTTTCTTCTTTGGGAAACCTTGAAATGGTTGATTTCATTGATGACATATTGTTCATCAGTGATTCTGTTTTTTCCAATAGTGATTGCATTTGCAAGTCTTGCAGCTTCACTTAACAGAAAATTGAACACAGTTCTTCACCACCTTTCTTTTCAATAATGTTATATAGCATTACACTGACCAAAGGATTGAAGCATCTTAGGAAACTGAATTGCAATCCAGTCAACAATATCTTCATCCTTTGCCCAGGAACACGCATCCAAACCTGATTCATAAAGGAAAGCATGTATCAGTTCATGTCTGATGACCTGTCTTTTGTAGGCTTCCATGTCTTCCAGTGAACCAGGGAATGTTTTGAAGGTGTCAATGACAATTGTCTTTGTGCTATGGTCACAATAACCATCATTGTTTTCCAGGTTTGAATCTGCAAGTTTGTTGGATTCTTTTATTGTGTACTTAGTACCTAAGACATTCACTGTCATTGTTTTTCACCTTCCTTTTATGTTCTAATCAAAACTAAATGTTTCACCAACTAATGTCTTTGTGACTGCATAACGCATGGAATCCATACCATGTGAAAATTCATGGTCAGGTTTGTCAGTTGGTTTTCCATCTTTGTCTTTTTCCCAACAATAGTTTTGAATTTCTTTCTTGAATTCAGGACAGTTTCTTTCATGAACAATGATTTCATAGTTCTGAATTAACTGAATACCATGATTCACACTGTCCTTTCCTTTTCGTGATGCTTCTGCTTTGATTCCTTCTTCTTGAAGTTCTGCAATGGACTTGGGTTCAGCAGAATCACAAATGATTCTTTGTCCACCATAACCCTTGTCTTTGATTGTCTGTGCAATGATTTTGTTGGTCACACCTGTTTTGTACCATTCATCAAACACATAAATCTTCATTGCAGCATTATCAATCAGGAAGCATGTGAAAGCATTTGGGTCTGTGAAACCAAAGTCAAGACCAAATGCAGATTTGATTCCTGGGATTGCTCTGATTTTGTCAACATCAAAATCTTCAAATCTGACCTTTTCATATATCAGACCTTCTGCAATACCCCATTCACCATCACCTTCAATTCTGTATCTTCTTGGATTGTTCTGCTGCATCTTCAAGAAGATATTCCTATCAGCTTCATCCAACCATTCATTGCACTTCCAGGTTGTTGTCTTAGTGAAGACATCTTCATCAGGTGTGTCAAAGAACCTTGGTTTCAACCAGGATGTTGCTGACCATGGATTGAAGGTCATTGTTATCTGTTTGAAATATCCATCAGGAACTTCACCACGAATGGACATATCCAGTTTGTTGAAGTCATCTTCATTGCTGATTTCATAGGCTTCTTCAATCCATACAAAACAAAGAACACCATAATCAACAGAAATAGAAGTGATTTTCAGACCATCATCAAGACCCCTGAACAGAATCTTCTGTCCTGTGGACTTTCTAACAATCTGCATAGGGGAAACAGTACATTCAAAATAAGCATCCAAACCAAGTTTGTGAATTGCCCATTTCAAATCACTGAATACTGAATCCCTTAATGTGTTTGAATATCTTCTGACACACAAACCATTTGCAAGGGGAAATTCCATGATTCTATAAATCATATTCAGTGCAGTGGTCTTTGATTTCTTTGAACCTCTGCTTCCTTTACAAACTCTATATCTGCATTTGGTGTTCCAAAAATCAGCATAATTCTTTCCAACTGCTTCTTGAAGTGATATTTTCATAGGAATCACCTATTCTTTCAGGTCATTCACAATGACAACAGGTTCAACTTCAAGTGCAACATTGTCCTTGAAAAGACCATATCTTTTTCCAAGAAGTTCTGCTGCTTTCAATCTTTCCCTTTCATCAGGTGCTTTGTCCATTCTTCTTGCAGAAGAACATCCATCACCATCACCTTCAACAACAACTATTTCAGATAAGGATTCACCACGAAGAACAGAAGTCAGGTATTCCATGACTTCCTTTGCATCTGCAATCTTGTCATTGCTGATTTTTTCAAGCTGTTCATCTATATATGTTTTGATGTCAACCTTTGTCAACAATCTTGAAGCAAGTGTCCTTGCTGAATGTTCATTTTTCACATGGGGATATGCTGCAAGATATGCCCTGGTTGCATTGCAATCAATGATATATTCATCACAAAACTTTCTTTGATTGTCAGTCATGATTTCACCTGCCTTTCTGCAAAATAAGAAACACACAGGAATGACTGAACTTTCCTGTGTGTTTTCACATTATACATTATATTACATTTTATTTTGGCATAAAATAGCATTTGATGACAAAGTGTGTCAACTTTCAAATTTATCAGGAACTTTGACATTTTCAAGTGCTGACTTATGTATTCTGTGTGCAGTTCGCATTGATACCTGCATATAAGAACACACATCTTCCCAGGACATAAAATTCAAATATCTGTATTTCAACAGCAATCTTTCTTCATTGTCCTGAACTGCATTGATTGTTTCCCTGATTTCAAGTTTCAGTGCAAGCAACCTTTCAATATCATTATTGATTGCAGCTTCAAGTTCTATAATCTTCATCACAATATTTGTGAATCCTGCATCACCTGATGGACTACTTTGCACCTTGTCCTTTGAATAGTCTATTCCTGGAACACTACCTGCAAGCAATCTTAGGTCTTCAAGTTCCTGTTGGTCACTCTGAATCAATTCATTCAATCTATATGCCTGCTTCAAATATGTTTTTGTCTGCATGGACATCACCTTCTTTCATAATTCAACATAGTCAAGATGTTGAATTCAAGATGTTGAATTCAAGAAACCCTTTATTTTCAAGGCTTTTTCAAAATTTGACCCTGGGAAAATTCAAGATGTGATGTCTTTTTACTATTATATAGATTTTTAGGAAATCATCAAAATTTGATGATTATTTATTTCTTATTATCCTTAAGTTAAAAACATCTTGAACATCTTGAATTTCCCAGTAAAATCAAGGCTTTCATCTTGAATTTACATCTTGAATTTATCTTGAATTTTCTTATACATCCTGAACTTTTGATGCATACATGTCTGCTGTGTGTGTCCACAATACAGACTGATATTTTCTAATTGCTTTGTCAAAAGCATCCCAGTCACTTGTGACATAAGCACCCATGTGAAACCTGATGCACAACATTTCTTCTTCTGTCAGGTTGATGAACTGTGAAAGCATCATCACAGACTTATCACCATGACCAGTCAGAATCTTGTCTTCATTATAAGTCCACACAGGATTCTTGCTGACAGGTGAACCACTACCCATGACCACCACATCAGAAGCATTTGAATCACAGTAGTCATCCAGTTTGCAAACATCATGGAACATTCCCACTATGTAAGGGGATTCAGGTCTTGACCAAGGAATTCCAAACTTCTGTGTCATTTCCACCAGGTCTTCCATCACTTCAAGGGAATGGTCAAACAATCCACCAGTATAATTCCCATGGTGTTTAATTGCAGCAGGCTTCACAAAGAAACCTTCCTGCACCAACCAGTCAAGCATGTCCACACTAACCAGTGGTCTTCCATCAATCTTCATTACATCCAGGAACTTGTTCATCCTGGTCTTATCATCAATCATGTTCTTCATCAGCTTCACCTTCTTCCTTGAAATAGATGCAAGATTCTGTTGTCAACAACACAGGTGGAACAACATTTCCCTGGATGTAAAGATAAATCCTTCCAGTTTCCTGAACCTGTTTGGTTTCATCAGGTGTCAGTTCCCAACAGCTTTCAACACCTGTTTCCAGGTTTGCATCATTTGTGTATCTTGTCACTGGAAGGTTGTCAAGACCTTCCAGTGTATAAACAGCATTGCATGTATCAGTTTTAATTGGTTTCATATCACTTGAATTCCTTTCCTGATTCTTTGTGTCTTATCTGAATTCTTCCAATGAATTCAAATCCTGCCCATTCCACAATGAACTTCAACACATTCACCAGGTTGTGAACTTTCTTTTCAAGGTCATGTTCTTCCTGGATGATTGGTTTCAGTGCATGATATACAGTAGGGTCAGCACAACCACTTTGGTTGAAATATGGATTGTTATTCCTGCCCATTTTCTTTTTCACCACCCTTTTCATAGGTGATGTCATCAAATACAACAGGAATCAGTTCTTTCAGTTCTTCCAGTAAAGGAATAGCAACTTCACGAATCTGCGGATGTGCAGCTTTGGAAGTTCTAAGTTTGAAAAATGCTCTCCATTCACGAATATTTGCTGTCATCACCAGTTCTGTCTTCAAGCTGTTGGGAAGAACACTTCTTGCTTCCTGTGGTGTGTGACCTGCTTCCAACATTGCAAAGTAAGTCTTTTCAACCTGCTTCATTTCTTCCTTCCAAAGTTTGAATCCTTCACTACCATAGTTCAGGAATTCAGGAATGATGAAAGTCAATTCCTTTCCAAACTTATCCTGACTGTAATTGCAGTATCTTGTGGATTCCTGACAGTAGGATGCAATTCTGTGTCTGACAATCTCATGACTAACACCCCTGTCAACCACAAACTTCACAGTAATGGATGCATGTTCAAGGACAGCTTCATGACCCCTTTTCACAATACCTGCAACAAACTTTGCAGCAGAATCATCTGTGATTTTGTCTTCACTCTTATAGCAGACCCTTCCACATGCTTCAATCTTTCTAAGAATGTCCTGACCATTGATGTCACCATAAATCTGTGTATATGCTTTGATTGCTTTCATATCATTAACCCCTTCCTGTTGAACCGATTCCACCACGATTCTTTCCATTCAAATTTTCTACTTCTGTGAATCTGATTTCAGGCTGCTTCTTCACAATCCTGAACTGACAGATTCTATCACCCTTCTTGATGACTGTTCCTTCCTTCTTCATACACAGTGCAGGGAACATCCAAATGTCATCATTTCCACAGTAAGAATTGTCAATGATTCCAATTCCATTCACCAGGATGATTCCAAAATTCTTGAAGGTGCTGCTTCTTGGTGCAACATGTGCTTCATAACCATCAGGAAGTTTCATGGAAACACCCAGGGAAATGACCTTTGACTGTCCAAATTCCAGGTTCACATCTTCTGCTGCACGAAGGTCAATCCAGTCACCTTGTTCAATTTTCTTTATGTGTTCAATATCAGCATGATATTTGATTTTGATTTCTTCCATCACATTGATTTCCTTTCTGCAATTTCTGCCATCTTTGCTTCATTCAGTCTTGTGTCACCATGAACCCTGCTATAAGACAGATAACCATTCATTCTGTCAATCTTTGTCAGGTTCTTAGAACCACACACAGGACATTCATCCATTTCAAGTTCCTGGTGACCACAATCATCACAATAAGCAAGGGAAAGATTCACACCTTCATAGAAACCAAGTTTCATTGCCCTTCTGACCAGGGTTTTGATTGCTGCAATATTGTAGTCAATAGGGTATCTGACATATTGGATTTTTCCACCATTGCACAGATTCCAAAATCTACCTTCCAAATCCTGCTTTTCAATAGGTGTGATGTCTTCTGTCACATGACAATGGAAGCTGTTAGACACATAAGGTCTATCAGAAACATTTTCAATGACACCATACATCTTTCTAAACTGTTCAATCTGCAATCCACAAAGGGATTCAGCAGGTGTTCCATAGATTGCATACAACCAACCATCTTCTTCCTTGAATTGATTCACCTTGTCATTGATATGCTGCAATACATCCAATGCAAACTGACCATCTTCAACCAAGGATTTTCCATTATAAAGTTCCTGCAATTCATTTAGGGCAGTGATACCAAAGGAAGATGTCATTGGTTTCAAAATAGATTTTACTTTGTCACCAGGTTTCAGGTGTCCACCATAGAAACCACCTTCACAGAACTGAATTGGATTTGTGGATGCTCTCATTTCACCAATGTAGTCATAGGTTCTTTGATGGATTCCACGAATCATTTCAAGATAATAGTCCAGGACTTCAAAGAAATCCCTGTTTTCCTTTCTTGCTTTGGCAAGAATCATTGGAAGGTGAAGACTAACTGCACCAATATTGAATCTACCTACAAAAACAGGTTTATCATCTTCATCAGCAGGTTTCATTCCACCCCTTTCAAACCAAGGGGAAAGAAATGCCCTACAACCCATGGGTGAAACAACCCTTCCATACTTTTTATACATGTCAGCAACATAACCTTCACCAGTCAAAGACAACCAGTCAGGATACATTGTTCTGCTGCTGCACTCAATTCCTACTTCAAACACATCTTCATTGATGCGACCTTCACCATGAATGTTTTCATCATATAAGAAGACCAGTTTTGGGAATAGAACAGGCTTTTTGTTTCCTTCCTTTCCCTGACCCTTCATGTGAACTTCCATGAAAGTGATGCTTGCCATCTTTTCAAAGGTTTCTGTTCCAAGACCAAAGGTCATTGTGATGAAAGGATAGTCACCCCTGGAAGAACCAACTGTGTTCAGCTTCATTTCAATTCCCTGGAATCCCTGTTCAAAATCCCTTTTGACTTTACCAAATGCATAATCACCTGCATGACCATCATCAAATCCCATGATAGAACAATATTCATCAATGTATTTGTAGAAGGATTTTTCTGCATAAGGTGCAAGAATCTTGTCAATTTCAGGAACAGTGAAACCACCATACTGCTGTGAAGCTGTGGAAAGGATGATGTCACCAATAACATCAAATGCAACATCAAGGGTTTTCGGTTCGTTATACCAAATGTTGCCCATTTCAAATCCACCTGCCATGACAGAACCAACATCACACAAGCAGCAGTTCATGGTGTCAAGTCTTGCAGACTGGTCATGGATGTAGATATAACCATCCTTGCAGGCTTGCAGTTCATCATTTGTCATGAAGAACTTTCTGTATAATCTTTTATTCAGTTCATTAAAAATCAGACATCTTTTGGTTGCAACCAATGTAGAATCAGTGTTGCTGTTTTCCTTGTCACCAATGAATCTGATGGACTGTGACTTCATATAAACTTCATCCATCAGATGCACAAAATCCTTTTTATAGTTGCGATAGTCCTTATAAGATTTTGCAATCTTAGGGTCAAATTCTTCCAATACCTGTTCTACAATGTTGTGCATTTCACTGACAGGAATCTTTTCCAAATTCTTCTGCATGATAATGGTCATCACTTTTGAACAGATAACTTCAAAATCTGATTCATCCAGTTTTATCATCACCCTTTCAGATGACTTTTTAACTGCATTGACAATCTTTTCTGCATTGAACTGTTCCAGTGTTCCGTCTTTCTTGATTACTTTCATGCAAAATCACCATTCCTTTCTGTAAAGATTTTTTGATGTCTACCACTCTTTGATTTGTGCTGCCTGCCCAGTGATAGTTTTTGTCAAGCAGGTCTTCATTGAATCTTCCATCCACCAGGACATCTGCACCTTCAATGACAAAATGCATTTCTGCATCAGCAAGAACTTCTTCCCAGGTATAACCTGTGTAAATCCAAACATCTTTGTTTGGGAATTTCTCTTTGACATCTTGGATGATGTGGAAAATAGGGAATCTGTTTTGTGGATGTAAAGGGTCACCGCCTGAAAAGGTGATTCCTTTGACATATTCCTTGGATAGTTCTGAATAGATTTCATGTAGTGCAGCTTCATCAAATTCAAGACCATCATCAGGATTCCATGTCACAGGATTTTGACAACCCTTGCAGTGATGTTCACATCCTGCAACCCAAAGAACAACCCTGATTCCATCACCATTCAACATGTCATCTTTTGTGATGTTATGATATTTCATGGTAATTTGACCGCCTTTCCACCAAGTTCCAAATACTTTTTCATGTACCAGTCAGACTTCTTCAAGTCCTTGATTGCTGATTCTGCATCCTTCTGTCCTGCTCTATATCTGTATTTCCATACATTGCACAAACAGAAATGCTGCACATAGGTCTTTCCAAAAACCTGAATCAGTTCATCAATACATTCCATTGCATCTTCCCTGTTGTAATGGTCAGGATGGTTGATTTGTTCACTCATAGTTTCACCCCTTCCTTTGAATTACCCATCATGTATGGTTTTAAGATACATGATAGGTAAAAAATTTTGAAATTAACTTTTCAAGAACATTCTGTATTTCTTTTTGTTGATGGTCTTGTCCACGATTTTGAAACCAAAGGTCTTGACCATCTGTCTTGAAAATTCAATTTTAGAAAGTGCCTGCAAGGATTCAGCAAGACAAAATTCCTTGTATCTTTCATAAACACTGGATGTTGGTTCACTCTCAATGTCAAATTCTTCATCTTCACAATCTTTCATGAACATCAGTAGTGGATTGTTTCTTTCTTCATATTCTTCAAGTTCCTGTCTAACCTTGTCAGATGTGGTGTAGTTCTTGGATGCAAGAACCCTTTTCAATCCCTGGATTCCAAGTTGAATCAGATATTCCATGGATTCCTGACCTTTCAAGTCATCTTCAATTCCTGGTCTGAAATTTGGGTCATCAGACTTGAACTTTGCATTGAAGGGAACAATCACAAGTCTTCTCATAATTGCTTGTGAATCAGAACCTTTTCCCATTCTTGGAATGTTATTTGCTGAAAACAGCAGCTTGCAGAATGGTTTGAAGTCAAACTTTGGTTGACCTTTTTGTTCTGCATCAATAGTTTCACCAGTGACAATTTTTTTGAACACTGCTGTGTCAGTCACAAATTCATTGGAAATATCATCACCAATATTTGCCAGTTTTCCAAACATCATGACTGTACTGAATCTATCACCCAACTTTTTCAAGTCAAGGGAAGAAATATTCTTTTCAGACATTAGATGTGAAAGGGTCTTCAAGTAGGTTGATTTTCCGTTTGAACCTGTTCCTGTCAAAATAAATGCTTTACCACCTGCAAGTGTGTTTGACCTATACATGCAAGCACCAACGATTTCTTCCAACAGACTTCTGATTGCTACATCACCACAGGACACATTTTCAAGCATGTTGTCAATTGCTTCACTGGATGCTTGTCTGTTGAAATCCCAAGGGATTTTGTTTGTGATAACCACATCAGGTGTGAAGTCCTGGAAAGTGTCAGTTGTTATGTTGAAAAGACCATTCCTGAAAGCAATGATGTTTGCAGGTGCAGCTTTGGTGTTTTCCCTGATAAGAATATTCAGGTATGACATCACTTCCTGTCTTTTTGCTCTGTTCAAACTTGGAAGGTGCTGAATCATTGCAGCTTCAATTTCTTCCTGCCCTGATACATAGATTCCTTCTTTATACATGTGCAACTGACCATTGATTCTAATGATGTGGTGATTGTTCTTCAAGAACACTGCAAATTTGTCAAACAGGAAGGTTGTTCCTTTGAAGAAAATAGGTTTTGAAAAAGCATCATCACGCATGATGACATTCAGTTCATCTTCTGACAGTGGTTCTTTCAACACATACTGGTTGACCATTCTAAGAACATCCCTTGCTTCATCTTTTTCAAAATCTGCTGATTGCAAGGTCAATATGTAATTGAACAGTGCTTGATTTCTTCCATCACCTGCATCCATATCAAGGAATTCAGCTTTACCCTTAACAGGTTTCAGGAACTTTGGGATTTCCTGATATTCTTCACCATCTTCTTCAAAGATGTCATATAAGATTTCCCTTTCTTTTCCATCATACTTCAATATTTCATAAGAATTTTTGACACCAACTTTGATGTCTGCTGTCAAACCAATTGCAAGTTTGCAGTGTGTGAAACACTTGTCAACACCTGCATTTCTGAACAAAAAGTGCTTTCCCCTGGTTGTTGCGTACACCCTACAATTCAATTGAAGGTCTTCCACAATGTTCATCAAGATTTCAGACTGTTCAAAATCATCAATGTCCACCAGGATTGTTTCTTCTGACAATATACCTGCAAATTCAGGAAGCAACTTGACCTGTTCATAGGTCTTGAAGTCTGTTCTATTTTTGAATTTTTCAATGCACTTTTTGTCCTTGGTTTCAACATAACCCTTAAAAAACATCCTTCATCACTTCCTTTGCTGTAATATTTCTATGTGCTTCAAAAACTGTTCCTTCTGCCTGATACATCTGTTGAAATCAGACAGATGTCCTGCATAAACAGCTTTGAAATGTTTGTGTTCTTCCCTTGCAGCAGTCAATTCATCCTTTGTCAGTCTGACACCGTTTGGATGTTTCTTTGATTCAATGATTGCAGCAAGGTCAGAAACCTTCTGTTTTGCATCCACTGCTTTCTTCCCTGAACTGATTCTTCTGTCTTCCAATTCCTGAACCTTGTCCATGAAATACTGTTCCAGGGTGATAATAAGTTCATCCTTGTGTTCATAGTCCAGGTCAATCACATTCAACAGTTTCTTCAATTTTGCTTGTGATGTAGGGAAGAAAGAATTCATGTGGATAGTCATTTGACCTGTTTCATATACAATTTTCAAATCCATATCACATCACCCCAAAATCTTCCAATCTTTTCTTTGCTAAATTTACATACCAATCTTTGTCCAAATATGAAGGACATCTGACCCCAGTCATGTCATCATTGAAGATGAAACAGTGTTCAGGACTGGATGCAATCTTTTCAGGTTTGCCTGTTCTGATTGACACCTTCTTAACACCTTCATCACCAGGTCTTGTTGATGCAAATACCCTGATACATTTTTCCTTCAAAGGCATGTCACCATGAAGGATTGTAGAATATTTGCTTGTTATTTTAGTGACCATCTGAAATTCTTTCAGGTCATCACATTCATGAATGAACTGTTCCACAGGAACACCTTTGACCATGTATTCAATCAAAGCATGATTCACAATAGGGAAGTCACCATAATCAAGATTTGACAGCTTCTTCACATAAGCACCTTTGGACTTCACTTTTCCATCTGCTGCAACTATGATGTAGTTGTTCACATCCTTTTGGAATACTTTTCTGTATTCATCAAATTCAAGAACCAATCCAGTTCTTTGTTCCCATTCCCATGCAATGTCATCCACCAGGTTGAACCATTCATCTTCATCCATTCCATCAGGCATTTTTATCAAAATACCATCTGTGTTTGACTGAATCAGTTCACAATGTGGTTCAAGATGTTCAATCAGGTCAAGCAGAAGAATCTGACCATAAACACAAACCTTGTTTGACATCAAAGGGTCATACAAATCATTGTTCTTATCCTTCAAAACACCATAGGTGGAATTCAACACGATTTTCAGCACTGCCTGCAATGGGTCTTTCTTCTTTTTCAGTTCCAATCTTTGATTGTAGATGTCAACAAACTTCTGTGGGTCACTGATATTTCTGCTGTGAAGGTTGTATCTAATCATCAAAGAAGGATATAGGGAAGCAACATCTGCCATCAAGAAATATCCTTCACCATGGTATTTTTCTAATGCACCATGGACACCACCCCATGCAAAGGTGTGTGGACATCCTGCAACCATGACATTCAACTGATTCTTTTCAGGCTGCTTCTTTCCAGGAATGTGTCTGTAATAACATCTATTGTCAGGATTCATGTACCAGTCCAAAACATTCTGATATTTCTTCACCTGGTTTGTATCAGGGAAATCAATGTCAAATTCATCTTCCCTGTCACCCTGTCTGTGTGCATCCAGGATGATTGCAGTCAACTGTGGTTTGGTTTTGGAAATCAAAGACAGGTCAAGTGGTCTTCCTTTGCAGGCAAGTTTCACAAGTCCAAGTCTTCCATTGAATTCTTCCTTTCTTTGTAGGAACACATCAATAGTTTGTTCCACATCATGAACACAGTATTTCACAGTTTCCTGAATTTCTGCTTCTGTCAATGGTCTATCAATATCAAAAGGAACACTGGATTCTTTGATGTTGTTTCCCATAGAACCTTCAAACCATTTCAAACCTTTATCCAGGTTCAGCATGACATCATAATTGTTCAATGGAATATTGCGAAACAGTGAAGAAAACTTCCATCCAGGATTTCCCTTCACAATGATGAAGTCATTGATTTTCTTAGGGTCAAAACCACAAAGGATTCCCTTCAAGATGTATTGGTCATAATGATTTGAGTTAAAACCAACCCAAATGTCATTCTTGTTCTTTGTATAAAGTTCTTCAAGTTCCTGGGGATTGTTGATGATGACATGCTGCTTCTTTTCATTCATATCAATCACTACAACCAACCAGTCATATTTGAAAACTTCAAAGTCATAAAACAACATTTTCTTCACTTCCTTTCTCGTGGTATCTTCCCAAGATACATCCATTCTAAAAAAATTTTTGCATCTTGGGAAGACCCTTTTTCAATTATTCAAGAACAAAAACTTCTGTCAATTCATAAGTGCTGAAATCCTTCTTGCCCTTCTTGTAAGAAAGTGCATATTCAAAATTGTCACTGACAGATTCAAAGATGTCCATGATAAGGTTTCCATACTGCTTATAAGACTTGAATTCAATGACAGGTGCATCATCCATTTCAGACACCATCATTCTAAGCATTTCATTCACAATATGAACCTGGAATCCCTGGGTGACAACCTGGTTGAAGAAGATGATGCTGTTCTTGAATTCACCATCAATAATCTTGAACCAAATGCTGACCATAGGGTCACCCTTCTTGGATGCTTTCAGTTCCATCTGCTGAATAGCAACTTCATAATCACCATGGGGAACTTCCTTATAGTTTCCACCACCGCCATTTTCAGCAGCTTCCTTCACATCATTTGCAAGACCTTCTGTGTCAATTTCCTTATCCCACTTATCAAACATATTAGCCATTTTAATTCACCTTTTTAACCTTTCTTTTTATTAGTTATTTTCTGCTTTGAGAATAGCAAGTGCAAATTCCACTGCATCACATTCATCAAAACCTGCTTCAATATGTGCATCCACAAGAATTCTGTTCAATGCAGCAATTTCCTGTGCTTCCTTCTTTGCTTCTGCAAAGACATCAACTTCCTGTTTAGGTTCACAGTTCTTTTCATCAGGCTTTTCACCTACATGAATAACCTGCACCTTTCCATCCTTCACTGCCTGTTCCAGTAACATCTTGATAAAACCATCCATTGTTTTAACCTCTCTTTCTTCTTGTTCTTGTCTTAGGTGTTTTATCTGAATCAGAAGGTTCAGCTTCACCAGTATTAGGTTCAACCTGTTCCTTGCTTGCTTCATTCATTTCTGCTGCTTCCTGTTCTGCAATTTTGACCTGTTCTGCAAGTGCTTCAGGTGTATCAGGTTCATCAGAACCTTCATCAGAAGTCATATAACCTTCATCTGTGGACTTTTCTTCCTTCTTTGAAGTTCTACCCCTTGAAGATTTCTGACCGCTTGCAGGCTTGTCTGTACCTTCACCCTTCATGGATGCAACAGCAGACTTGTTTGCTTCATCATAGACTTCCAGGAAAGCATCATAATCAAGTGCAATTTCATTAGTCTTTGTGGTAAGTCTTCCACCACCAAAGATGACTTCATTGGACTTGAAGGAAAGAACCCTGATGTCACCATCAGCAACAACCCTTGCAACAATATCCACCATACCTGCAACCTTGGTTGCAACCTTATCCTGCAAGTTCGGTTTAATGCTTGTCAGCTTGTCACCGCCCTTTTTGGTGATGTCCTTGGAAGTGTCTTCATGGGAAATCAAAATGATATTTTCATAGTCCAGTGCCATCAATCGTTTTAAGGTGGACAAGAATTCAGTTCTAACCTTATCCCATGCCCTAAAAGAATCATCAGATTCATGGGTGATTCCCATTTGGTCATACATGTAAAGTCTGCAATATTCATAGCAGTCTTCAAGCAGGTCAACAACAATAGTCTTGAAGTCATTATCCTTCTTTTCCAGTTCTGCAATGACATCCTTGAAGATTTCCCAGGCAAGTGTTTTCTTGGTCATTCTTCCTGTTACTTCAATCTTGTCCTTGATTCCAATGTAAGGTGCATCAACAAACTTGATGTTTCCATCAGTGTTCAGCATCAAAGGGTCAGGGAACTTATTTGCAAAGGTGGTCTTTCCACTAAAAGGTGACCCATACAACCACACAACTTTCTTCTGAACTGTTTCAATGTTTCTTCTTTCATTCTTAGGTAATAGCATAAAATCCAATCCTTTCTGACAATATTCACTGTATTCACAGTATCTACATAACCAACTTTGTTTCTGTGGAAATTCTGTTGCTTCAATAGTGTGTTTTACACTGAACAACCAATCAAGAACCTTGTCCTGACTATATTCCACTTGCAGCAATTTTGGTTCTGCATCCATTAGTTCTTCCTGAATCCTTTGTCTGAATTGACCCAGGTTTTCTGTTTTCTTCTGCTTGATGTTCACTTTGGGAACACACAAGTAGAAAAGATTTCTGATTCTTTTTCCAGGGTTGCACTTTTCAAAGAAATATTTGTATAAGTGAATCTGAACAGAATCTTTGTAGTGACTGGTGTTATTAGAATACTTGAAATCATAGATGTCATAGACATCAGGAAGTTCTTGATATTCACCACCAAGTCTTGTGTCTGATGTTACTGGTGCAAGCAGGTCAATGAATCCTGTGAAATCTTCATTTGAAATATTAACTTCAAAGAATCCTTTTGGAATCATTTTTGCAGCTTTTGGAATCATGACTTCCAGTTTCATTGCTTCATTGATATGGGCATCTGTGATGACTGGGTATTGCATGAAGTATTCCTGAATTGCTGCATCCACACCTTTTTCAAGACCAGTGTGAAGTGCTGTTCCCAGGAACAAAGCATTGTCAGCTTCATCTGACTTGATTGTCAGTATTCTGTCACAATATCGCATTTTGTACCTGAAAGGACATCCTTCAAATGTTTCAATTCTTGAATGTGACACCTGCATTGAATCACCCCTTCCATTATTTTTTTGAACTGTTCAAATCCATCAGGTTTCAAGACAATTCCAATTCCATTTGCCTGATTGATTCTTGCAGTATTCATTTTTTGAAGTGCAGAAGGTCTTCCATTTGGTGCTTTCAGTTCTACTGAAATGAAGAACCCATTCACACAAAGAATCAGGTCAGGGATTCCACTTTTCTGATAACCACCACCCCAAATCTTAGTGAACCAACCAATTTGTTCTGCTTCCATCTTGTCAGAAGGGAAGCCTGCTTGATATACACCAATTGATTCCAGGTATCTTTCCACCTTCTTTTCAAATTGTTTTTCTGCTGCCATCTGACCACCTACTTCACATCAAATCTGACATAGGCTTTCTTTGCACCAGTTGTTTTTGGATAGTCACCAAGTAATTCAGCATACAGTTCAGGTTCTTCCTTCTGCATCTTGTCAATATCAATGGTCTGCTTTCCAGGATTTGCATCAACTCTTGTGATTTTCAAGAACTGATTTGTTAAGGATTTGATTCCATATTCATCCATCAGTTTTTCAAGCTGACCTTTGACTTTCTTTTCCTGGTCTTCCAATGCTTTCTTCTGCTTTGTTACTTCTGCAAGGTTCTGAAAAACTGCAAAATACTGATTTTCAAAAACCTGCAATTCTTCCTGTGTGAATGGTTCACCATTCATCAATGCAATTTCTGTTGACATTACTGTTCACCTTTCCTTTCTGAAATTTCTGCTTCAAATTCAGCAGTTCTTTCTAATATTGATTTGGAATAGTTGGTTTCATAGATACCTTGATTCCATAATCTTCTTGCACCAGTTTCACCCAGGTTGTAACACATCAACACTTTTGAAGGGTCTTCATACTTTTCAAATAACTTTCTAAGGATGAAAATTCCTGACCTAACATTCTGATATGGGTCATTGAAGTCTGTCACACCAAGGGTTTCTGTCAACCATTCATGGTTGATTTCATTTATCTGCATCAGACCATAATCATTTGTGCTGCTTTGAATATTGGTTCTGAATGAAGATTCCTGTTCAATCAGTGCCATCACAAAAGGGAATTCAATGTTGTACCCATAAGATAGACAATAGATGAATTCTTGCATTTCTTCATCCATTGGAACATCCAGGGGAACAAAACCAAGGCTTGCACCACTATCCCAGTCCATTGAAATTTCACTGTTGAAAATCCTGTCATCTACTGTTCCATAAGAAGGTGATTCTGTATAAGTGACATTTGGTTCATAGGATTCAGGTTCACTTGCTTTGGTAACCAGGGAACTGATTCCCCAAAATACCAGGATTCCAATGACCAACCCAATCAGGATGCACACACCCCAGGAAATATATAATCTTCTGTAATACTCTGACTTTTTCTTGTAACCACCTTTAACAACCTTTCTTCCATAAGTGGTTTGTTCTGAATAATTCATCTGTATAGTCCTTTCTCATTTCCAATGTTTGAAGAATTTCTTCTTCAATGCTGCCTTTGCAAATCATCAGATAATAGAAGCAGGTGTTTGTCTGTCCTATTCTGTGAATTCTTTTCTTAGACTGTTCAAACAGTTCTGACAGCAGTGGAAGTGTAAAATATATGATTTTGTTTGCTTTTTGAAGGTTCAACCCCATTGCACCTGCTTGATACTGAACAAAGGTGATGGAATTATTTTCATTTTCATAAGCATCCAAATCCTTCACATGTCCATTGACTTCTGAAACAGGTCTTTCCAATTCTTCTGCAATCTTCTTCAACTGATATAGTTCTTCATTGAAGTTATAAAACACAATCAGTCTGTCCTGTGTACTTTCAACCATGTCCTTGAAAGATTGCAGCTTATCCTTGTTGTATTGTCCACACAACATTCTTAGATACTGTCTTTTTGCAAGGATGGTGTCACCTATCAATTCAACCCCATCATCCAGGGTGATGATTGAATCCCTTTTGAATTTCTTATATTCCTTAGTAATAGAAGAATTCACTTGAATGAAGGTTTGTTCAGGAAGGTCAAAACATTCTTCTGTCTTCATGAAGACTGCACCATGTTCACGCATCTTTTCCTTTAATCTGTCAACATTCTTGTAAGGGTCATCTTTATTCACAATCCACTGTGGGAATCCACCAATATCAATTTTCTTCCAATTGACATATTGTCTGTTATAGACCGCCTGACTGATTTTCCATCCTATCAGATGAATTTGTGTCCATAGGTTTTCATATTTCCCTGATGTTGGTGTTCCTGATAGAAGAATGACATTTTCAGGATTTAGTTGCAGGATGAACTTTGACCTTTTTGCTTTTTCATTTTGAATCAAGGATGATTCATCAAGCATCAATGTGAAATTGTGCAGTTTCAAGAAATCCTTTCTTCTGAATACCAGGTCATAATTCACAACTAATACATATTTGCTTTTGTTGTGCCAATCAGACTTGAATTCAGGGTCATTTCTAAATGCTTCCCAGTCTTTTCCTTTCCAGGATGTAACATCATATATCATCAAATCTTCTGAAAGTTCATAATGTTCAACAAAGTGGTCAATCCAGTCCTGGATTTTGGATTTCTGACAAACTACCAGGTTCACTTTGCTTCCAAGCTGCATCATCTTTTCAGAACCAACAAAGGTTTTACCAAGACCCATATCCAAATAATATGCAACCCTGTTCAAGTCTTTGGTTTGTTCCAGTGCTTTTTGTTGGTGTTCAAATAGCTGCATTGAAATCACCTTCTTTCTACTGAACTTCAATTCCAGTGATTTCTTTGAAAATCTTCTTGTCAAAGTTAGGAAGGTTCAAAACAATTTCCTTTTCTTTATCAGAAAGACCATCCCACCACATCTGTCTTCCAGTTTCTTTTTCAATGTGCTTCAAGAATCCACCTGTCACCTGATGTTCAGGGTGTGCAGTCTTTTCTTCATCAGTCATGTCATCAGACCAAATCCATTCAAGGACATTGGAAGGGATGCAGTTCAATATGTATCTTGCATCTGAATTCAACCAATCCTGATATGTCCAATCAGAAGGTTTATTGAATAAGAAAATCTTAGGGGATTCAGTATTGAAACAACCATTGGAAAAGCAAGTTTTGTTCCAATCACCGCTGTTGCGATTACCGCTGTTCCAATCACCGCTGTTCCAATCACCGCTGTTGCAATCACCGCTGTTCCAATCACCGCTGTTGCGATTACCGCTGTTGCGATTACCGCTGTTGCAATCACCGCTGTTCCAATCACCGCTGTTCCGATTACCGCTGTTGCAATTACCG